TACAAGTTCGGATGCCGGATGGACTTCTCGCTTGAGACGATACTGAACGACGACCTGGACGCGCTGAAGGATACCCCGGCCCTCTTTGGTCGCGCGGCCCGCCGAACCGAAGAGAAGCGGGCAACGATGCTGTTTAGCGGCGCGTCCGGCCCGAACGCAACATTCTTTTCGAACGCCAATAAGAATCTCATCAACAGCACGGTTTTGGGCGGAAGCTACACTGGAGTCCCTAATCCTCCACTGTCTATCGATGCGGTGATGTGGGCGCTAACCGTGCTCGCAAATCAGCGCGATCTTGACGGAGAGCCCATTTCGATTGAGCAGGCCGTTCTGGTTTACCCGCCCGCATTGAAGGTCACGGCGGAAAACATCCTGAACGCCCGCGAGCTGTGGGTCAACTCCGAGGGCGGCAACGTCACCACGCTGGGCTCGGGGGCCACGCAAAACGCGACCAGCAGCGTACGTATGGTAGTCGCCAACTGGGCCAGCGGGTTCGCCCGCGGCGCGCTCAACTACTACCTGCCCGTCGTCAACACTTCGAGCTCGGCCAACACCGCCTGGTACGTTTTCGCTTCGCCGACCGCAGGCCGTCCGGCGATGCAATTGTCGTTCTTGCGTGGCCGTGAGGCTCCGCAACTGTTCATGCGCGCGGCGAATCAGGTAGCCGTGGGCGAGGGGCGCATGGGGCCGGGAGCCGGCAGCATGCCGGGCGTGACGGAAACGAATCCGATGGAAGGCGACTTCGATACCGATAGCGTTGATTACAAGGTAAGGGCATTTATCGGAGGAGCGCTTTTAGATCCGGTTTGTGGCGTGGCCAGCACCGGATTGGGGGTTTAATATGGAACAGATAAATCCGATTTTCCCGAATATCCCTTCGCCCGATCCCAAAAATCCCGAGACGGCAAAGATAGTAACTCAAGTCCCAAACGACCCACCCGCTCCACTCAACGCCGATGCGCAGGGGTCGCACCGCACCACGGTCAAGACGGTAGGGGTCACGCAGATTCGCATTAACGGGACGGCCAAGACCGTCTCCCAGCATCCGACCGGCGCGGAAGTCTATGGGCTTGCTGGCGAAGTGCTGGGCCATCCGGCCTCGCAGGTTCGCGATGCTGGATTGCCCAGCCCGAATCCCGAGAACGCTCGGCTGAAGGCAGCTATGGGCCATCATCACGCGGGCGACGGGTACTTGGTAGTCAACAGCGCGCACCATGTGGCGTTGACCGAAGACCAGGAGTTCACGGCAGTTTAGTTTCGTCGCTCCTCCTGCGACGGATTTGACGACGGTTTGGGCGTGGCGTTTGGCAAGGTCTCGGGGGAGGCGGTCAGCGGCCACGCCCGTATTTTTGTGAGGCATCCATGAAAAGACTTTCTATTCTCGCGATTCTCATCGGACTTCTCCTTGGAGGGCCTGCCTATTCGCCCGTAGAGGCGCAAGGCGGGCTCGTCACCATCACCTCGCCCGCACGGGTCACGGGGAGCGGCGCGGCTGTCCAGCTGGCCGCAAGCGGCACTGCTCGATGGGTGCAGATTACGGCGCTCGCGGGGAATAGCGCGACGGTCCAAGTCGGCGGGTCGAACGTTTCGACCACCATTGGCGTTCCCGTGGCGGCCGGCGGAGGGATGTTCTTTCCGCCCATGCCGTTCGACTCGCGACTCGCAACGAACCAGAGTTACTACTCTCTCTCGAATATCTGGGTTTACGTTGCCAATGGGGACAAAGTTAATTTCACTTGGGCGAACTGATGGAGGCGCAATATGGCGAACATTATAGACCCCACGGCAGTGGCATTTTGCAACCAGGAAATTCGGCCATCCGCCGATCGCCTAATGCAATTCTACTGGTGGTGCAAATCTCTCAAGGTCGCGTATTTGGCGAATCCGGCGCTTGCGACGAACCTGCCAATGCGGGGACACCGTAATGTTCACTTTTGATTTCGCGACCGAGCCGCTACTCTCGCAGGTGCGCGCGCTTATCCCAGACACAACGCCGCCCGGAATTTTCTCTGACGATGAAATCAACATGTTCATCAATCTCGAATCGTCGCAGGGGCTCTACGTCAGCGGGCAGGGCGCGCCAACCGCATCAAGTCGCACTGTTGTTCCGCTGGTGTATTCCGTTCGTCGCTCGGCGGCGATGGCGCTCGACGTGATCGCGAATAAGCTCACCCGGCTGGCTGGCGTGGTACAGATTCTCGACGTGAAGCTACAGCTCAACGTCGCGGCCGCGCAGGCCAAAGCGAACGCCAAAGACTTGCGCGATCAAGAGGCGCGGCTCGGAAGTTTCGCAATTGCTGAGCTTGTATACGACCAATTTTCGGCGAGAGAGAGAATTTACTCCCAGCTCTTACGATTGGAGGGCAACGGATGAACCTCACTATCCAGGGATTGATAGGCGAGGTGATGCCGTACGCTCTCAGTACCGGCCTGTTCGTCTCCACGTGCGATATTCAGGCTCCCAGCGGCACGTTCGACTCGGGCGGCGCTCCTGCCGTGGGAAGCGACGGTAAGCCGCTCTACGTGGCCGTGGCGGGGCTGCAGGGCATCAAGTGTATGTCGGCCCCAATGTCGGTCGGCGGAATCGGGGCAGGGGAGACAAAAACCCCAGCGGAAATCCTCAGCACGCAGACGCGGCATGTTTTGCTGGGCGGCTACTATCCGCAGATTCCGGCTCAGGACGATGGATGGCGCGCGGTGATTGACGGGACGGTGTTCGATTTAGTTGGCGCAGAGTCAGACTCGCAATTCACCCAAACGAGGCTCGCGCTCAAGATTGCGCAGATTTGATATGGCAGACGTCTCTCTCAAAGCGAAGGTCACGTACACTCCCCGCAGTGCGGCGGGGCAATTCATCGCGTCGCGGGTGACGCCGGGCGTGGTGGCCTCCGTACGCGCCGCGCAGGGCCTCATAGTCCAGGAGGCGAAGAACCTCGCGCCCGTGCGAACGGGAGCGCTGCGCGATTCGATATACGCGGCTGATCCTGAGGAGACGGGCAAGACGGTCGTGGGTGCAGTGGGGGCGAGCGCAAGCTACAGTGGTTTTGTTGAATTTGGCACAGGGATAAGAGGGTCTCAAGGTCCGAATCCAGGCCCTTACAATTATAGCGCTACATGGCCCGGAATGGAGGCCAGAAGCTTTCTTCGCCCGTCGATCGATTCCACGCGGGATGCTGTTCGTGAGGTCTTTGCAAGTCAGCTTGCAATATCGCTCAAGATATGACGACGGGCAATTCTATATCGAGCTTCGCGGGCCTTGGCGCATGCGATGCAGAGCCGTTGAGTGCGGCCAACATGCGTGAACATGCGCGTATTGTCAGGAGTAAACCTATGGCCTTTCTGGCAGTGGGTAGCGCGGACTTGGGCTCCCTCTTCTCTGCGCTTACGCTCGCAGTACGCCCTTTCGCAGGCCATACATCGCCTAGCGCCGGTCCTTTTGATGCTGGTATTTTCGGCATCGTATGGATGCCCTTTCGGGCAGTGAGTTCGATCGGACAAATACTTGCCGGATTCTCCCCTGCGAATATTCTCTTCGTGTGTGACAGGATCGAGATGCCACGGGTTCACGCAGCAACGCACTCGACAGAGATGGTCAAGGCTGAGGCTTTTCGGAATAGGGCCACGAAATGCCTCATAACTAAACCTGTGGGCAGCGTAAAGGATCCCTTGAAAGAGGAACCGCCCATATCCTCCTCGAATGTTGTTGCCCATCCAAATCCAGCAGCCGGATTCGGTAATTATTTCGATTTGCTTGAGTATCTCGTCTTTATGTTCGCTCGCTCGTGGGTGCGAATGCGGGTTAAGCTTGTAGTCAGCCATTCGGTCTCCTTGAAAGATCGTTCGGTCAGGCTCGTTGCGGCGCTGATACGCTGCGCGGGCCGTTTCTATTTTACCGCGTGGAGGTCCGTTTAGCCATGGACATCTACGCCAAAATCCGCACGCTCGCGCAACTGGATGCAACGCTATCGGCGCTGTTCTTCACGGGAACGCAGCGTTGGTTCAAACAGCAGATACAGCCGGGATACATCAGCAAGGGCCTCTGCGTGCGCGTGAGCAAGCCCACGACGGTCTTCAGCTACACGCAGTACGGCCTGATGAATCTCAACAAGCCGCTGATGCAATTCGACATTCTGGGCTTCGACAGCACCGCAGTACAAGCCGCAACGATAGCGGTGATTAATTGGATGGGAACGGTCTCTTTCGCCGAGACGAACGATTTTGATTCGCCAGCGACGACGCCGCCGCACTCCCCCAACTTCCTCCTTAACCGCAGGTCCGGGATGGAAGCGCAGGTAGATCCACCTGGACCTGTGTACATCGAGACACTCGATTTTCGCATTTACAATCTGGAGAACTGACACATCATGAGCACCTTTCCTATCGCAATCCCGGCAATCGGAACCCTACTGAAAGTGGGATACGGATCGCCTGAAGTTTTCTATTCCATCGCCAACATCGGCGATCTGACCGGCCCGTCGATCTCGGCGGCTGTCGTTGATGTCACATCGCACACGTCGCCGTCTGCCCCGTGGCGCGACAAAATCACCACGCTGCTGGACGCGGGGACAATCACGTTGCCGCTGTACTTCGTCCCGGCATCGACCGCCCCGTCCGCGCCCGGTCAGTTCATGGGCCACGGGTTCGTTAGCGGACTCGGCAAGCTGTTCACGAATCGCGGGTTATCGCCGGGCGTGCCGTACAACTGGAAGATTGTATTCCCTGACGGCGTGCCGACGACTTACAGCTTCACGGCTTGGGTGTCGAAATATAGCCAGAAGGCTCCGGTCGCGGGTGTGCTGACTGCGGATTTGGAATTGAGTATCACGGGAGTCCCGGTGTTCGCGTAGTCGAGTTTACACGTAAGTCGCGCCGCTCTTAGTTCGTATCTAAGGCGGCGCGATCTGTCAAAAGCATGACCACGCTCGAAGTCATCGGTCGGTTTCACGGGCTTTATTCTGGCGGGCTAGCGCAAGAAAAGAGAGACTCTGGAGACGCGACAGCCATGCCGCCATGGGCCGAAACGTATTGGCTCGGCAAGCAAGTCGTGAAGTGCCCGATGGACCTGTGGGTCTATCAGGAAATCCTGTGGGAAACGCAGCCCGATGTGCTGCTCGAAACCGGCACAAGCGGCGCGGGCTCAGCATTCTTTTTCGCCAGCATCTTCGACCGTATCGGCAAGGGCCGCGTCGTCACGGTGGACACCGAATACTACCCGCATCTTCGCATCGACCATCCGCGCATCAAGTACCTGACTGGCAGTTCGATTAATCCGCAAATTGTTGCGCAGATGTGTAGCGAGGCCGAAGGAAAGGTTATGGTTTCGCTTGATTCTCTGCACACGTACGAACACGTGAAGGCCGAACTCGACGCCTATGGTTCGCTAGTCACGACCGGCTGCTATCTCGTTGTGGAAGACACCGGATGGGGGCCGCCTGGCGATCAGCGGGCATGGGCCTGCGATGCCGCCGCTGAGTTCCTTCGCGAGCATCCCGAATTCGTGGCGGACGAGAAGTGTGAGAAGCACCTTCTGACGTCAAACCGCGGCGGATGGCTGAAGCGGGAACCTTGACGCGCCGCCCTTTTCCGTGCATAATTCAAATCGGGCCGAATGCGGTCGGGTCTACATGCGATTGAGACTCGGCTATTTTCTTGTCGGCCCAAGACTTCTTACGAGACCCCAAAGGGGACACGCCGAGACGGACGGTGGGGCAACGCCTTCACGTGATTCCACCGTCCGGGCTCGGCGCTGAACTTCTCATCCCGCCTATCCCTCGTTTCTGCTATCTTTTACCCATGGAACCAACCAACACCACAAACAACAACATCATCACCAGCATCTCTGCCGAAACTTGGCCACGCGTCAAGGTAGGCACCAGCCAAATACTCGAAGTGAAATGGGGATTCTTCCCGCGATTCCTGTTGTCCAACTGGGGGCTGTCGCTCGACAACATCCTGGCCGCTATGCGGTCCATTCGCACCGTGACGCCGGAGGTCAAGGATGAGGCCGGCGAAGTCGTGACGGCTGCCGTTCTAGCGGTCGATGATCCCGGCTACACCGCGCGAATGATGGAGCTCTTCGCGGCGATGGTCGGCCACAACTACACGCAGATCGGGCAGACACCTCCGAGTGCGATGCATTGGGCGACGCAGATCGACGAGGGTCAGTGGATTGAGTGCCTCAAGGCCATGATGCTGGCAATGGGAAAGGAAACGGCAGCGAGGAAAGCCGCTCAAGCCCCGCTGCCGGAAAAGACGGAGCAAGCCCAGACGATCCCGACCCTGCAATAAGAGAGGGGTACTGGGTGAATCTCTGGGCGTTCGCCACATCGCCGCACGGACTGGCTATTCCAGAGAAAAAGTTCTGGTATATGTCCTTCGCCGAGTACAATGCCTTCTATCGCGTCTGGGAGAACTCCCGCAAGCCGGAGCGGTTCCAGTGGGCCGAGATGATGGCGTTGCTGTGGAACTCCAACGGCGGTAAGCCCGCCAAAAGCGCCTACGACTACTTGCCAGACGAGAAGCGACCCGCGAATTACGACAAGCCGTGGATAGTCAAGGACGTGGAGTCGCAGAAGCTTTCGATTATGCAGGCGTTGGCTTTTGCGGCGGGGGCGAACGAAGGGAAACAGCCAAGCTGAAGTTAAGGCCCCTTGCTGAAGGGGGCCATTGCGCGAGGTGATGAACGCTCAAAGTGTAGCACGGGAGCGATTCATACGATAACGAAGCTGATACTCGGCGCGGCAAATCTTGCAGAAACGTTGCCGTTTCTTTCCTGGACGTCCAGAGATTCCGCTAAAGGGGTGACCCTTGCTGCACGTCAGAAGGTTAGCGTTCTGTGCTTTTCTACCGATCATCGCGGGACCCAGTCTCAGCCCTCTCTGGAAATTCACCAGCGGGGTTACGGCTTCCAGATGGATCGGATTTACACAACAGCGCACCCGGCACAAATGATCGAGTTCGAGGCCTCCGGGAACGGGGCCGTTGCGAGTTTCCCAGTACCATTTATGGGCTACTACGGTTTTCCCGTCAGCCTTGAATTTGGCGTATCCGCCGCGCGCTTCTCCTGCCATCCACAACCAACACCCGGTGTTGGGTTCGGGCGAAACGTGGCTCCAGAATCGTTCCAGTGTCGTAAGCTTGGATTTAGGCATCGTGGCTCCTTTCAGTCGCGGTGTTTATGGACCGCCCAGCGCGTCAACGCTGCTGCGGTCCTTTCTATTTTATATCGCACGAGGTGCTTATGAGCGAAGTGATCGGTGGCGTTTCCGTTATTATTGAAGGCGACTACTCCGGCCTTCAGTCAGACTTCGATGCGGCGCAGGCGCTGGCCGCGTCAGCAGCTTCCAAGATCGCGGACGCGCTCGACTTCGCGGCGCCAGACACCGCGCCGGTAACTGCAGCGCTTCAGCAAGTCTCCGATGCGGCCACAGCCACGGGCCAGAGCATCGCCACGGCTCTCGACGTTCAGATTGCCGCGCCCGACGTGTCGACGGTAGTTGATAGCTTCGCGGCGCTTAGCGACTCAGCCACAGCGTCCGCAAGCGCGATTGCGGGGGCATTCTCTGGCGATGCGCTGCCAGCTCCTGACACTTCCGCCATCATTGACGGCTTCACCGCGATCGACACAGCGGCACAACAGGCAGCCGATACCATTGCGCAAGACTTTTCCGCGATGGCTATCCCCGCGCCCGATATCAGCGGCTTCACGGGTGCGCTATCGCTGGCAGATGAGGACCTCGGGAAGCTGGAGGCGGATTTCCTCGCGCTTGAAGGTTCGACATCTGGGGCGGCGGCTGCGTTCACTGGCGTGGCGGATGCCATCGGGCAGGAGACGACCTCGGCGCTCGATGGGCAAGCGGCACTTCAGGCCATCATCCAGCAACTCACGGACGGCGAGATCAGCGGAAAAGAATTCGTAACGATGTCGAACGCGCTCGCCAATGCGCTGGAGGCGGTGGGGGCTGAAGCGCCTGCGGTGGCGGCGGGACTGAGTTCGATAAGCGAGGCGGCGACGGCAGCGGCGGTAGGGGAGAAGGCGTTCTCGGATGCGGCGCAAGCCATTATCGACGAGCAGGCAAAACTGGACAGCGAACTGTCCACTGCGCAGGGTGCGCTTGCCGAGATCCGCGACGCATACGCCAGCGGCGCGATTAGTGCGGAGACGTTGGCACGAGCGGAAAATGAGGTCCAGTCCGCATTCAGTGCCGCGAACCCAGCAATCGAAGAAAGCGGAAAGGCTGCGGACGGCGCGAAAGAATCGTTCAGCGCACTGAATTCGGTTCTCGGGGCCGTTGGTATCGCGCTGAGCGTTGGCGCGTTTGTGAGCTTCGCCGAGTCGATAGGAGAGGTTTCCGACAGCATCAACCGGGCGACGATCTCGCTCACTGCGTTGACGGGCGATGCGGAGAAAGCAAAGAGCACGCTCGAAGGACTCGAGCAGATTGGAATGTCCGATGGCCTGTCAATGCCCAGCTTGTTGCAGGCCGCGACATCTATGCAGAACCTCTTGCCTGCCGGGACGGACGTGGTCGGCGTTCTCAGCCAGATCGCAGACGGTGCGGCGATCATGGGAAAGAGCGTTGATGCGGCAGTGTCTGCTTTTGATCGCATCGTTGACAGCGGAAAGGTGTCCGACAAAACGCTTTCGTCCATGGGCCTCAATATGGACAAGCTCAAAGAAGGCATGGAGGAGGCCGGGGTAGCTGCCGGTATTCTTGCGGACGGGACAAAGAAAGCATTCGCCGAACTCGATCAGCATGACCGAATTGCCGTAATGCAAACAGCACTCCAGCAGTTCCAGGGAGTTGCTGAAGACATCGCGAACAATACTTTCGCGGGCGTGTGGCATCAGGCTATCGCGCAGTGGGATGCGGATATCAATAAGATCAAGACGGACCTCGGGCCACTGACTGATTCGGTATTGCCGAATCTGAAGGCTCTCGTTAACGATGTCGCGGCGGCTTTTGTGGCCGCGTTCGGCGTGATCAACTACGCCGTTACCAGCATCGTCGGCAATATAGTGGCGCTACAGACCCAACTGGTTGGCCTAGCGACCGCATCGAAAGACGCACTATCAGGAAACTTCGCGCAGGCGGGTAAAGACATCTCCGACGCATTTGCAAACGCAAGCGCGGTGATGACGAAGACGAAGGACGACATGGCCGCCAATTGGGCTGCCAGTCAGAAGACTATTCAAGACCTGATGACGCAAACGGCGACAAGCGTCACTCCGGTTATTACTGCGCTTGATAACCTGGGCGGTCACGCGAAGGATACCGCGAGTAAAATAGCCGATGCTCTCGCGGCGGTACAGTCATTCGATAACAAGGTAACTGCTGGCGGTGGAGTGGCCGCGCTACAGGCCGCTTTCGAGAATGCATCGAAGGCCATCAACATAGTTGCCAAGAACGATCTTCCAGAAGCGATAAAGGCTGTCGATGACTATACTGCCGCACAGGTCCGCAACGGTGCCAGTGCCAGCGTAATCATGCAGGCGTTTCAGGATGAGTCGAAACTAATCGGGCAACTCGCCAAGATTGACCTGCCTGACGCCGTTTCGGCGATGAACAAGTTAGTCGCCGAGTTCTCCGCAGCAAAGGAGCCACTCGGAATCGTTCAGGCCGCGTTCGAGCAAGAAGAAAAACTCATCGCCCAGTTGGCCAAGGAGGATTTCCCAGCCGCAAGCGCGGCGTGGGACAAGCTGATTCAGACGTTGAAGGAGACGGGCGCTCCACTATCGATACTCAACCAGGCGTTGCAGGACCATCAGAAGTTTTTGGACGCGGCGGCGAAATCAGCAGAGGCCGCGGCAGCCGCGATGGACAAGGCGGCGCTGGCCTACGCCAAGTTCAACCTGCAAGGTCCTGCGGCTACGCAGGCTATTAAAGACGCAGCGGCTGCCCTGGATAACCTCGGAATAATGGCGGCCAAAGCACCTGCCGCGATTGATCCGGTCAATCAGGCCATGATTGACTTCGGAGTCAGCGCAGGCAAACTCAAGGATGCGGTCCAGAACCTTCACACTCCCATCGAACAACTCACGACGGACATGGGAAACCTTATCGCCAAGGCTCAACAAACAGGCGATTGGTCTCCGATACTAACCGCTCTCGATACCTTTGACAAGCGCATTTCTTTTATTGCCAAGACTGATCTGCCGGAGGCAGCCAGCGAACTCGAAGCGATGACTCAGAAGTTGATAAACATGCACGCTCCTACCGATTTGGTAGTCGGGCAGATGAATCAGCTTGAGCCGATTCTAAAGAAGATGGCAGATGAGGACGTGCCGGGGGCTACCGCCGCATGGCAGAAGTATCTCGACTTACTGAAGCAGGTTCCGGCTGCGATCAAGGATATCCAACAAGGTGATACTGAGACGCTCCAGCAGAACCAGCAGATCCTCGCATCCATGCAGGCGCGCGGCGATGCGTACGGCTACATTCTCACTCAGCAACAGAAGGTGTTGCAGGAAGAGATAGCCATCGCCGAGAAGACCGGCGCAGACGCAAATGATCAGGTATTGGGACTCGAAAAGGTAAAGCTAGCGACTGAGGAACTGCGCCTCGAAAGTCACGGATTAGCCGATCAGGAAGTCGCGATGATCGGCGATATTCTGAAGGGCTTCGACCAGATGGGGCAAGCGATGGCCGGGGCTATCGTCAATGGGAAAAACCTCGGCGATGCACTCGTTGGCGAGTTCAAGAAAATAGGGCAAAGTATTCTCGGGGACTTGATAAACGCCGCGTTGATCCCGTTAAAACTTGCACTGTTCGAGCTGATTGGCAGCCTGCTTCCTGGCATGAGCGGCGCAATGAGTATCGTGGGTGGCGGACTCGGAGCGATGAATACCGCGGCGGGTACGGCGGCAACTGGGCTGACGGCTCTTGCAACCGCAGCCCAAACGGCAGCGGCCAACATCAACGCCAGTGTCGGAGGAGCCGGAGACGTCAGCAGTGCGGGTGGCGGACTGACAAGCGCGATAGGTGCGGTTTCCGCCGTGGTCTCGGCAGGGGCGGCAGTGGCCAGCGCGATCCTGCTTGCTCACATCAGCAGCGATACCGGCCACATCGAAGTCAATACGCGTAGCTGTCTCGCTGAACTGGAGAATCGGCGGCAGGATGCGTGGGACCAATACAACGGGATGTATCAGCGGATTGGCGAGATACTCAACGCCGTCCAGGGGGTCGAAGAAAAGCTCTCTCATCTGACCGTCAGCGCCACGGCGGCAGCCTTGACTCCTGCGGAAAGCAAGGCTCTCGAAAGCGCGGGCGACAATGCGCCGTTGATATTCTCGGAGCTCGTCGCGATTCAATCGAACACCCAATATGCGCTTGCGGCACTGCAAAACATCAGCGGCGAGCTTGACGTAGCGTTCGGCGGAAACAGCATTTACGACATGCTGGCAGTGATCAACGCGTCGATCCTAACTGTGGTGTCCGCCATCAACTACGGCACGCAGTCGGGGAAGAGCTACAGCGAACAAGCGACGGAGGCCGCGCAGGCAGTGGCGGAGGACGTACAAAACGGGGCGATGAGCGCCCATGCGGACCTCAGCAGAGTCGATACATCTATTCAGGAGGCGACGTCTTCCGGTCGCACGAATACCCAACTGACCGTGGACCAGCAGATAGCGAAGCGGCAGGACGATATCGCGACTGCACAGGCAGCGGCCAACGACGCGCGGAATATTGCGGATAGGGTGGACGCGCTGCGGTCGGAATACAGCGCTGATATCGCCGCGATGAACGATGCGCTGCGGGCGGGGAATGTCGACCTCGCTACGCAATACCAGCACGCGGCAGCGGCGGTTCAGGAGCAAATCACCCCACTGCTAAGCTCGACCGCAACCAATACCGGCAATACGGCGACGTACGTTGAGGCCGCAGGAAACCAGACGGCGTTCGCCGCGCAGGGCGCCGGGGTTCTAGTCTCCGCCGCAGTCCAGCAAAGCGCGGCGACGATATCTCAAGCCGTGATGGCGGGGGCTGTGGCAAGCGCCTCGCTCTTTAATACGGGACTATCTTCGCTGTCGTCTATCATCGGCGCGTTCGGGAGGGCTGGCGGCGGACTCCCTGGCGGCCAGACGGGCTTGCCGAGCGGCTCCGGGCTCGGCAATGCCAATCCGAACGGCACGCCGACCTACGCGAATCCTGGAATCCCTATTGGCGAACAGCCGGGATTTAATCCTAATCCGCCGGCCACGGGCGGGATGACTCAGGCGCAATGGGAGGCCACGGGACAATAGCGCCGCGCCGGACTGGTGGCTGAAAGGGACTCCGCAGCCGGGCGTCAACCAGAGCAACGTGCCCCATTTCCTCACGGGCGGATTCGTGGAAGTCGGCGGTGTGGCCGTGGTGGACAAGGGCGAGATAGTCATCCCGTCCGATCAGTCGATAGCCGTGAAGTCGGGCGAGGCCGTCGTATCGAGTCCGCATCTGACCGGACCGTCAAACGTTCTGTTCACGCAACCGAATCCGGTTGACCTGTCGAGCCAAGATAAAGGCTTCGTAGACCATGGGCCATCCACTGACCCGGATGCGTGGAAGGGCCTCGCCGATCAGGTCAAGGCCGTTGGCGATTCCATCGCGGCGCAGGACAAGGCCCGCGCTGCGGTAGCGGACCAGATGCTCGTGTACCAAGCGGAAACGGCACACGCACAGCAGTTGTTGGCAACGGCCACGCAGTCCGGGAACAAGGAGCAAATCGCGCTGGCGCAACAGTACGTCGCGATGATGGGGCGGCTGATCGACTCCACCGTTTCCGGGCAGCAGGTCATCGCTACCGCAGTGATGGGCATTCCCGGAATTCAGGTGAACGACATTGCAAGCAGTATTGCGGCGGCCATTGCTTCGGGGCCGATGAATAAAACCCCGCTGATGGATCCGACATTCAGCCCCGCGACGGGACCGGCGGATAAAACGCCGCTCCAAGACCCCAACTTCAATCCAGTCGCCGCATCGGCCGCGCCGAAGGGATGGCGGCCAAATCAGGGCTCATCATTCTCCGGCTACGATCCGTACAACACGCCGAGTTTTGACATTGGCGGACCTGTCGGGCAAGACATGCTGGCGATGGTCCACGCGGGTGAATGGGTGATACCCAACGTCGGGAAGATTTCGCTTCCTCCCGAGGTTATGGCGCGCATTCGGATGCCGAGTATTCCGGGCGCGCCGAACGTGCCTGACGTGCCGTTCTCGGCGAGGGGCGGCGGTTCGAGCGATAGCTACACATTCATCATTCAAGGCATCACCGACCCCGATGTGCTGATGCGGGAAATCTCATCGCGCGTCAAGACTCGCACCGGCCGCACGGCAAAGTTCTCGAATTAACATGGCCATCAAACTTATCATCAACGAGCCGGGCGGGCTGACCGACCAGACGCATCGCCTGTTCTATTCGGACAATCCCAGCTTCAATCTCATCATGGGACAGCGAGGCACGGCTCAATTGCCCCTTCGTGCGCGTCCAGAAGACCCCTACTCGCCCACGATGGGGTCACAGGTGTTTCTTTACGACCCGGATACCTTGCGCGCCTATGCGGGCACGATTGACAACTACGCGCTTCGATGGATCGGTAACGATGGCTGGCGCGTGTACATGTGTACGTGCGTTTCATTCGAACAGGTCTTCGATACGATTCGCGTTCCGCCAACTGCCTATTTCGGCGAGACGGCTGAATTCATTTTCACTGACCTGTACAACACGTACGCAGCGCCAATGGGAGTTCCCGTCACTCTCGGAACTGTCCAGACAGGTCCCGTAATAGATAGCTTTGTGGTGCGATGGGACCGGCTTTCCGACCTGTTTCAGAAGCTCGCCACGCTCGCGCAGTTCATCACGGGCGTGCAGATGCAAGACCTCACGCTCTACTTTCAGGCGCCGGCTACCACACCAGCACCCTTCACGTTGCAGAAGTTCCTTTGGGAGACGGGCGATTGGAAACAGAACCGTTCGGACTTCCGCGACAGGCAACTGATTCAGATTTCCTTCACGGCGTTTTCTACGTCAAACGAGATGTTCGCGGGAGACGGAGCCGCGGGGTTCATCAGCCTTTTCCGCCGCGTGGACCGCATCAGTTCCGCGTGTATCACCACCAGCACGCAGGCGACAGCGCAAGGGATATTCGGCACATCCTCGCCGCTGGTGGCAACGCAGCCTTCTCCGGGCGACACCTTCCGCATAGGGATAGCTGGAGAAGAGCCGTACACGTTCGTGACCGCGCTGGATAACACGCTGCGGAATCAGATATTAATCGGGGCAACTGTCAACGATACGGCCATCAATACGTTCCACGCGATTCAGGGCACGCAGATTTGGAAGGGCATCAAGTTCTCTCTGCCGACGTGGGAAAACGACCAGTGCAACGCGGACTTCCCTGTTGGAAATGTGTTCACGCTGCGATGCAAGAACCCCGGCAGTGGCGGCAATGGCATCCTGCTGACCACCACAAGCGCCACGTTCCAATGGTCGGCGAGCGCGACAACAGGCGGAACGGATGGCGTCAGTAACGCGCTGCGCTGCGGGATTCTCGGAGCGGGCGACACTGGCAACGACATTCTCTATCAGAGCGGCTCAAATATCATTTTCCTCGCTGCCCCGATTCAGGTTGGCTCATCGCTCAGCGTGGCCTATTACGCACTCGGGGCGGACACTATCGCCGTGGAGGATTCGGCGCTCGTGGCGCTCCGCGCGGCGGTAGAGCACGGATCCGGGCGTTACGACCAGGGCCTTGTCGATACCAACGTCACCGATGCGATCGCTGGCTACGTTACCGCGGTCAACGCGCTGACGTCTTACAAGACTCTTCCGAAGTCATTCACGTTTTCGATATTCGATGCGGAATTGTCGCCCGGCCAGTTGCTCACGATTTCTGTCCTAGCTCCCAGTGGCGCGCCTGTCCTGCTCGATGGCGTGTGGCTAGTGCATGAGATTCAGGCGTCGCTTGTGGAGGGAGTGGAACTCCTGCCAGAGCCGTATGGGCACTTCAAGTATTCGGTCACGGTCATCGACGTGACGGTGGTTGGAACGTTCATTGACTTTTACCAAAATCTGGCAATCGTGACCCCCGCCGGCTCGCAAACAGCATCCAGTGGAAATACCACCATCCAGACCGCCACGCCCGCGCTCAAGAATCCGGCCACTGCGACGCCTGGCAGCCCCACTGCTGGCACGCCGAGTACTCCCGCGGGCCAGCAGTGGGTCCAGGAGGCTCCAGGACCTTATCGCCAGTGGAAGGCGAAGGACCTGAAGGTGGACGCCTCCACTAATACGATAGTGACTTCGCCCTCGCATTCGTTCGTTTCCGGCGACGCGGGCTCGACCGTCACGGTGACTGGCGGAACGGGATGGACTCCGGGCGCCTATGCGATTCTGTCGGTATCGGCTGGTGCGGCAACGCTTGACGCTTCGCCCGCAGCGGTCGGGACCGCGCATGGCGAGTGGCAATTGTCCAGCGCGAAGATTTACGCGCTTTCTTGGACGCCGATGACTTCGAGCTACACCAAAAATCAGATTGTTGTTCTGGCGCGGAACGGCCTCGAACTTTCTCCATTCGCGCCGCACGTGCCGGGGTATGTGGCGAGTGGCGGCGATTACGAGATTGCGAACAAGAACCAGATCCTCTTCAGCGATGCGGCAGCGCCGGACCCGACCAGCGACACGATAATTGCCGCCTACTTTCCCAGCGGCATCGTCAAGGAGCCGGAGGGGCCGGAAGCGCCGGATACAGGCGTGCCGCACTTTGTTGCGGTATGCCAGACCCTCACCACCGGGCGTCAGATTATGACGTCGCCCGATGCGGTCATCTGGACTGATGTGGCAAGCCCCCTCGATGACGGGGCGGTTACCTGCATTGCCACGGATGGCGCGGGCACTATCGTTGCGCTCGGGCAGACAGGAGGGACGATAAAGGCCCTTCTCTCAACAGACGGCGGCAGCACGTGGACAGAGGAGACGATGCCGCAACTGGAGGTGCCCGGCATGATGATTTTCGGCGGCGGGCAATATGTCAGCGTATCGGCAGGAGGATTCGTTGTCTGCTCGCCTGATGGAGTGACTTGGACCAATACCGCGACCTTGCCGTTTAGCGGCATTGCCGCTTATTATGACATCGGATTTAGCGGAAGCCTGTACGTGGTGGTTGCTATCGGGTTCACGCCCGCCGTTATCAAGACATCCCCGGATGGGATTACTTGGACGAACATATCGGCCCCAGTTGGAGTCCAGGACCTTGTAGGCATTACCTACGGGGGTGGCCTATTCGTTGCGGTCGGGCCGCGAGACCTGTTCGACCCACCATCCCATATAATCACCTCGTCAGACGGTATCACGTGGACTACCCAGACACCAGCGGGCACGAGCGCCTACTCGTGGGATGGCGTGGCTTTCGGCGCTGGCGTCTACGTCGCTTATGGCTTCGATGGATCCGGTAATGGGCATGTCCAATATTCGTCGGACGCAGTTTCTTGGACGCTCGTGAGCGTGCCCGACTTGCAACCTCCGGCATCCCTCCAGACACAGCCGTTTCTCCGCTTCGTCAATGGGTTGTTCATAATCTGCACGGGGTCTTCGCCGGGAGTGCCGCTCATCACCTCGCCGGATGGCATAACTTGGACATCGCAGACGACTCCGTTGACGGGGGTTTATGATGTGACCTTCGGCTAGGCGCGCTAGGTGCTACGATGGGCTGTACGTCGCCGCGCCCAAGGGGAAACAAATGTTTGCAATACCTCCGATGATTACGATTCACGTTGTCTTTCCCGCGCTCGCCGATTACGTCGCCTACCTGAGGGAGACGGATACCACGCAGCGGCAGGTCGATGCAGCCAAGCAGCAAATTCAGGCCATCACTTTCGGACTCAAACAATCCGGCGGCCGTCTCAGCCAGACAGTTGCCAGCCAAGGGCAGTAGTTTCAACCTACGGAGATAACCAAAAATGCCAGCAGATTTGACCGGCCTGAACCAGGCCATTACCGACCTGACCACCCAACTGACCGCGACCGTTGCGGGCGAGGATAGCGCCGAAGTACTGATCTCGGGTATCGGTGCCGCGACTACCGCAGCCGTGACTGCCGCCTTAACCGCCGATGCCGCTGCGAATGCGACTTCCATCGCCGCCGCCAGCGCTGCGATCGCAGGCGTAACCCAGCAGTTCCTCGCCTCGTCCACGAAGCTCGCAGCCGCCCAGGCCACTAACGGTCCGCAGCCTGCCCCTCCGGTTGCGTAGTTCGTATTTGGATTGCAGGAGTAATTCAGAAGTGGAGAGGCGGGCCGGGTGGTTGACGGCCCGCTTTCCTTTTTACTGAGGAATGGTGCTGGGACCCCTGCCTATCTTGGCAACGCCTTGCTTGGCGTTATCAACAGCCACTTGCTGATTGATCGCCTGAGTCACATCATTGATACTAGTGGCCACTTTTGGCGGGATGGCCCCCGCGGCGCTCGCCAGCCCCAACCCCATCTGGACGAAGGTTGTTGCTGTGGCGAGCTTCTGCGCGCCGCTATTGGGCAGCGGATGAACCGACTCGGCGATACTGATGCCGAGTGGAATGAGTTGCTTTAGTAGTGCACCCCAGTCCATCACTTACCCCTTCAGTGCGGCAGCCGCGCTTACCGGGGCGCCCGCACCGTCCGTACCTGGAAGCTGCAAATACCAGCCCCATCCAGCGACTGAGTTGAATTTCTGATAGGTGTGTCCATCCGGCTGAACGGGCGTTGTCATGCCGCCCGGAAATCCGTCGCCGGGAAGCGCATCATACCACAGCGAGCCGGGGCCTCCGTTGCGTGCGCCGATGCGTATTGAGCCGTCATCGTGAACGAACGCAGGAATGCCCGCGTTGTAGGTTGGCAAGGGATTCGGCAGCACGAAAACCGGAGGGCCGGTCTGCGATCGTTCGTTGAGCAGGGGGGCTTCTTTCTCAACCACGACCCAGGAATTGGGAACCGGTGGCGGCGTGCGGCGCTCGGGTGGCACGAATCCGCCGCTCGTCATATTCGCTGCCCAGTCTTTGTATCTGGACTGATAGGCGGTAAGAAGTTGCCCGTTGATGAACGCCACTTGCGCGGCGTTGGTTGCGTCGAAGTTCTGCTTATCAGCAGAAAAATCAGTGCCTCCAGAGAGGCCACTGTTGGGGTCTACTGTTTCTTGCACGAAAGATGTTGACATACTGACTCCTTCGGACTGATTATACACGGCGCGGGCGCATCGGGCGGGAAAAAGGAGTCGCTGAAACCCGCCCGCGCGTTCGCCGCGCCGCACTTCATCGTACTACTCGGTGATTGTCTTTTTGCCCTTGCAGTCGGAAACGGTCGCCCGCGCCTTGATGGCCCTCTCGAGGTGATGCACGGGCATCCCAATCTTGCGCCAGTTATCAATCACCTCCATCTGTTTTCCCGTCGTCACTCCCGGGACCCAGACCCACTTTTGCGATTCCCGCTTTTGCATGATAGGCGGCATTCCAGAGCCTCCGTAGCATGTCTGACACCCACCAGCCGCGTACGTGAAGTTATGGCAGGCGAGACAACTACCGTCGCTGCCGTTCAGGCAGCCAGTGCAGTCATCGGGAGACATCATTGCGACGACGGTTTTCTGCTGGACTGCTTGTTTGGATTGCTGCGCCGAAAGATATATCCCGCAGCAGGAAAGGAATCCGGCTAGCGCGGCCAGCCGGATGAAAGACAGAACGTTCTTTGTCATTGGGATATTCTGTGACACAATTCCTTGATGCGCAACTTTTATCTTGGACTAGCGGTACTGATTGGGCTGTCAGTGGCGGCCAAGGCCGATGACGGCATGCACGGCGGCTGGTGTCCGACCGATGGATGGGTGTATCAGCTGAACTGGCTGCCGAGCTGGACATGCGAGGTTGACGCCAACGGAAACATCACCACCTGTACGCAGGACTACGAGTGCATCCAGCTTTATATGATCTGTCGGACAAGTCCGCCGAGATTTGCCGACCATGACCCGATGGAGGTAGACCGACAGAAAAGGCAGGCGTAGTACTTTTCTGATCCGCCCCGTCTTGCGAATTAAGCGAGGATCGCGTTAGGATCAATGGCGAGGTGATCAATGTTTTACATCGACCGAGAGAGTAACGGGATTAGCTATGGCGCGATAATGCTCGTGGAGAGTGACGCGTTCGACTCGCTGAATGGACTGACGATCGAAGCCGGAAATCGTGGCTGGTCGAAGCAGACCGTGACAGACATTTGGAATGGCTTCGCCGGCACTGCTGGCCCGTTCGCCGATCTCAAGCCCTGCAAGTGCTTCAAGAATCGGCCGTACGGGCTCGCTAAGATTTGGGCGGCCATCCAGCGGCTCGTGCCAAAGGAAATCAATAATGGCGAAACTCAATCGGCAGCCACTACGCGCAAATGTCTGGATTGCGGTGGCGAAGGGTGCGATGAATGCGCCGGGACGGGAGAAATCTTAATCGACGCGCCAGAGCAGAGCGCTACGCCTATCCTAAATGGAGAGGTAGAAGAAGCGCCAGCCATGAAAGCCAAGAACGCCGCGCGCAAGCCGAAGAAGAAAGCGAAGATCGCGAAGCCGGTCAAGGCGACTGCAAAGTCAGACGGCAAGACCAAGCGGGATGAGGTTATTCGATTAATGAGTCGTGCGCGTGGCGCATCGACCGAGGAGCTTTTGGAAGCTACCGGATGGCTCGGACATTCCCTCAGGGGGTTCGTGAGCACACTCGGATCGAAACACGGCATCACAATCATTTCGGAAAAGGACGAGAAGCGCGGGCGAGTGTACCGGATCGCCGCGTGAAATCACGGGTGGTATTCAGCAGCGCCAGCGTTGAATGGGGCACGCCGTCAGGAGTGTACGAGGAACTCAATCGAGAGTTCGGATTCACCTTGGACCCGTGCCCACTTGGAGGCGATGATAACGGACTGTCCACCCTGTTCATGCCATGGGAGAATCAGCGGGTATGGATAAACCCACCATACGCCAAGATTCGCCCGTGGCTTGAGCGGTGGAGAGAACCGGAACTGGCGGTGTATCTAATTCCCAGCCGGACTGACTGCCGATGGTTCCACGATATTGTCTTGCCGCACGCAACCGAGATTCGCTTCATCCGTGGTCGCCTGAAGTTCGGCGGGGCGACGAATAGCGCGCCGTTTCCCAGCGTTATCATCGTTTTCGACAACAGGGGTAAGCCATACCGTTAGTGCGCGACCGCGCACAACGCGGGGCTATCCCTCGAACATTCCCACCTGAAACTCCTTGCGCTCCGGCGGCGGCGGAAACAATGCCGCGTGCTGACGTAGGGCTTGCTTGTAGGCGGCTTCCACGCCCATGCTAGCTATCAGCGGTAGGGCCGTCTTGTCGAGGGCCACGATGGCCCTGTAGGGCTCGCGCTGCTTTTCTATCGACTCCTTGGCCATGCCCCAGGTTAACAGTACAGTGATAGGGGATTCCACTGATTCGGAGAGGATCATATCGCGATACACTAGAGGAGTAGAAAGCATCCGGCATCCAACGGGTGTAAGGGAGAACAAAAAAGATGATGCTATACGACGTTTTCTATTACGGCCAGAGTTTCGATTCGAGCACGGCATTGCCTAATCCTTCAGGCGATATCGAGTACGCGAGAAACACAAATTGGGATGGCCACGTTCTGAGGCCCGTGAAGATGCCGGACGGCAAGCTCGTGTGGGCTGGCGGAATTGTTACGCTCAAGCTCTACGCCCCGCAAGGCCTCAGCCTCACCTCTCCTGAAGGGCAGGAGCGGTACGGACAGCTAATCAAATCATTGACGGGCATCGTGGCCAGCAAGCGCGAATTCGCGTGGGAATATGCTGGCACGATTACCCTGCTGGCGGATGAGGCGAAAGGTAACGCCCGCATCGCAGATGCCGCAGGATGGTCGCTGCGATCTGAATGGTCTTGCTGACCCCTCGCCTTCATCAGGCCTCCAGGCCGGCGGGCGTCCGAAGGGAAATCGGGCCGGGGTACGCAACCCTCGGGAGATTCACATGCTGCCACCAACTGCCCGAAGGCCCTACGCCCGCCAGACAATCAGTACCAGTGTACAATTGGCCATGCGACGCTTGATTCTTGCCTTGCTTTGCGCTTCCCTGTCCGCCCAATACTTCCCGCCGCGGGGCGGCGGCGGAGGCTCGGCGAGTAGCGGGACATTCGCCAATTTGCCGAGCTGCACTACGGCTGGCACTATCTACGTATTCACCAACTCGTATTACACGAGCGCGATTTGCGATGGGGTTTCGTGGTCGTACGTTGCGCCAGGCGCCGGGACGGCAAGCCTTCCCCCTTCGACTGGCTGGACCTACGTGAATCAGTCAGGCGCCACACTGGATGCTTCAGCCGGCCCTGTCGTCTGGAGCTTGCCCACTAGCGGCGGATCGGGGCGATTCATATTGCGCACGCCGACCTTCACCTCGCCTCCGTGGTCGTATGTCATCGGCATGACCGTTTGGGCGGCCAACTCGAATTTCTACGACGATGGGCTTGTGGTGAGGGCAAGCGGCAGCGGGAACTTCGTCGGGGTCGCGTTAGCTACTGGGGTGACGCGCTTTTTCCCGGTCGGGGGCACTACGGACGCGACCGGTGCGGGAATCCTGAATTCAGGCGGCGGAACTCCACTGCGGTTCAAAATCACGAATGACGGCGTGACTGTTTCGGCGTACGTCAGCTACACCAACCAGCCAACTAACTGGATATTGGCGGGAACTGACACCGCGGCCAATCTCGGCACTATTGATGGCGTGGGGCTGTTGGCTTACAAAATCGGGCAGACTTCCGGGTTCTCGAACATCGACATGATTTCGCTGTGGGACTTCCAGGAGTTTCATTCTGTCATATAGCAAGTACCGGTACTCGTGATACACTTCACCCATGCCAGCAGATATTGTAATCCCCAGCGGTAAATACGCGATCATCCAGATAATCGGCCGCGGTCCTGATTCGGACGGCGGAAGCGACCAGCAGTTCGAGGACGGCAGTGCTACTGTGACCGTCAGCGATGCCACCAAAATCTACGCAGTGCGTACCTCGGCGGCTCATGTGGAGCCCTACGTTGTGGCCATCGTGCCCAAGGTGGTAGCCAGTATCGGAGGTAGCTACCAAGTGAGCATCGCAATCAACGGCAACGATGGAGGGAGCGGGACGCCACTGGCCACGCTCACACAGACGATCGAAGTGGACGGTGCGGCGGCGGCTGCGCAGGCTGCGTTTTCAATCAAACTACACTCGGTCACGTTCGACGATTTGGTCAACGCGCCGGCCGACCCGGACGCTGGGGCGACTATCACCCTGTAGATTATGAAGCTCGCCCTGATATTCGTCGCGCTGCCGCTCGCCGCACAGATTCACGTCGAGGCGTGCGGCGCGGCGGACCAGGGGTTCTCCCTTCCCTCTACCTGCTACACCAGCCCCATCACTCTGCCCGCGGGAGCGCCCGGATATCTACAGCACGAGCGCTACGGCATGTTGTTCGGCTACCACTTCGCGGCGCCGGACGGCCAGTACACGGTGGCGCTCCACTTCATCGAGAACAGCACCGCCATAACGGGACCAGGACAGCGAGTCTTTTCCGCTTCGATCAACGGACAGGCAAGCATCGCATCGCTGGACCTGTTCGCCGTCGCGGGACTCAACGCGCCAGTGGACAGGAGCTTTCAGGCTACTGCGGCGGCCGGTGCGGGACTGACTATCAACTTCGCTGCCATCGTACGCAACGCCGTCATCAGCGCTATCGACATCACGCCCGTAGCGCAGCCGCCGTTCCCTGGATGCTTGCCGAACGGCGTGCAGGGCATCCAGTGCGCTGGCGGATTCTCGGTGACTCCAGCGGGGAACGCTGGCGCGCTAGTAATGTCGAATAGCGCGAATACTGGGAGCTTTGCGATGTCCACCGCGGCCACAGCGGGGCCGCTTACCGTCCTACTGATGCCCTCGTGCGCGGACGGTCAGTGCTTCGGCAAGTTCCTGCGCAACGCCGGCGTTGCGCCATGTCCGCAACTGCACCCCTCAATCGCGGCTCTCAATCCCGTCTGCCACCAGGCAGAGTGGGCGGTACCCGGACAGTGATATGCCCGTGCGCGGCTCAGGACGGCGACTCGATGGCTTGATAGCCAGGCAACGCATCCAAGACCTCCAGCAAGAAGAGCGCGAAGAGGCTGCCCGCATCAATCGCCTGTACTGGAAGCGGTTCCGCTGGTCGATGAGCGTTTACTATCGGCGCGATGAGACTTCGGGCATGGTGCTGGCGTGCATGGGGTATGAACGATACGGAAGGCTCTACGGCGGCGAGTAAAAAGAGGCCCGGCGCGCTCTTCAGTTCGCATCGGGCCGTTGGCGTTCCGGCGTAATGAATACTCGCCACGTCGGTGCAACTGTACCCGTTGACCACATGGAACCGGCATCGCAGCATGTCGGCGGCGAGCCGCAAGAACTCAACCTCAAACTGTTTCGGCATCGAATAGCCCTACTTGGGAATGCGAGTCGGCCGCAATGGCCATGTTGGCGGCCATTTGCCGGAAGTAGCTATGCTTCAACTCCGCACCGACGAACTTACGGCCCTCGCCGATGGCAACGTATCCCTCGGAACCAATGCCGGCGAACGGGGAAAACACGATATCGCCGGGGTTGGTCCACAGTTCTATGCATCGGCGGATGACAGTCAGTTGGAGTGGGCAAATGTGGCGCGAATCGCCATCTTCCCTGGCCGATAGCCGCTGAAGCGTATCGCTCGGGTCAATGTCGAACCACACGGGACTGGCGTACTTCTGCCACACGTGATGGCTGTACTTATTCTTTCCAGGATCGGACTTCTTTTCCGCTTTCGGCTCATCCTCTGGCGCTCCGCACCACCGCGAGAAGCCGCTTGGCTTGTGCGACACTGGCTCTGGATTATTCCCGGGCTTGCGCATCACGATCAGCGTGTCCGGTATTCCCCATCGGCAACGCGCCGAGTCTTCCACTATCTGCTTGTGGGCCAGGCCGAGGGCGTGCGTGCGAACGGCCGCGATTAGCGGGTCTTTCCAAATAGCCATGCGCGGGCAGTGCTGGACGAAACCGTGCTTCTGGTACGCGCGGATGATGTCGCCAGGGAAGTCGTAAATCCCAATGACGCCATCGCGCTCTATCGTTGTCGGCAACTCCATGCAGTGAGTGACCACGATGCGTCCCGGCATCATCGCCCGATACAGCTCCTTCAGTAGGAAGTCGATGCCCTCGAAGAATTGCGCGTGGCTTCCGACGTTGGAGAAGTCTTCGGGAGCGTCAGTGTAGGAATACAAAGATCCGAATGGCCAGGAACTCACCGAGAAATGTAGTGAGTTGTCGGGCATTCCCTGCGCAACCTTAACGCAATCAGCGTTGTATAGCGCATAGTTCTGGCTGATGACTTCATCAATAACTCTGGCTGGTTCCGTTTGATATTCAATCATTCCTGTATCTCTCTGCCGTGTGTAGCCATGGCGGCAATGACATTATCTTTGAGTGATCGTAGCGGGTGATGATCCGCCGTGCGAGCAGTTGCTCTTCGCGCATCGCTTCGTTCATCTCCGACTGAAGCTCCTCGTATTGTTTTTCTT